TTTCAGAGGGGGGTGTTGTAAAATACATACAGGAGAATAGAAATATGCAAAATAAACTACCGCCAGAGTTACACATTGTTCATGGAACTAAGGGAGAGAACCAAGGGGTTCTACTGCCTGAATCAATCCGCAAAAGAATCCCAGCCGCTGAATGGTTGGACAAACCTAATGCTTGGGACAAACGAAAATTCATTTTAGAAACTGCTGATTTCTTATATATCACTTATGGCATAGGAAATGACCAGGACAAACATACTATTTCTATGCTGGCAGATCAGATGGATTTGTATATTCAATGCAACAAGGGAATAGCAGAGCAAGGAATCATCAGCGAATATAACGATGGTAAGACTGTTGGTCCTAATCCTCATGTGGCTATCAGGGAAAAGACCCTAGCCAAAATTATCTTGTTAATGAACGAATTAGGGCTTACCCCTAGAAGCCGTTTATCGTCTAGTAAAGTAGAGGAAAACAGTTCTGTTGCTAAATTCCTAAAAGGACCTAAAGGTTAATGGATTGGCAAGATGGTGTTTTATATGCAGTTCAAGTAGCTAAAGGCGAAATTAATGTTTGCCGCAATGTAAAGCTGGCTTGTCAGCGTTTCTTGAATTTTCTTGAAAACAAGGAATGGGAATGGGAGTTTGACCCAGACTATCCAATCCATGTCCTAAACTTTGCATCTGCGCTAAAACATACTAAAGGACCTGATGCGGGTAAGCCCGTAATTCTTGAGCCTTTTCAGATTCTTTTTATTTGTGCCATTTATGGGTTTAGGTCTAAGAAAAATCATGCCGATAGAATGGTGCGAGATGTCATTTTGTTTATTCCCCGTAAAGCTGGTAAATCTACACTAACATCCATTATTGGCTTGTATGAGCTACTATGTGGAGAAGCTGGTTCAGAAGTCTTTACCCTGGCTACGAACAGGGAACAGGCATCTATTGTTTTTGATGCCGCAAAAGGGTTTATTGAAAACATGGATACTGAACTGGCGAATCAGTTTAATGTCAGCAAATATGAGATTAAGAAGGCTGGTGATTCTCAGTCTATGTTTAAGGCTTTAAGCCGAGATACCAAAAAAACAGGCGATGGTAAGAATCCCAGTTGCGTTATCGTGGATGAAGCTAGTGCCATAGTAGATCGCAACTCAATCGAAGTCCTACATTCAGGTATGGTTGCTAGGAGTAATCCATTAAGGGTTTACATCACTACCGCCAGCTTTACTAAAGACACCAAGTTCTATGAAGATATGGATATGCTGGAATCTATCCTAAATGGGGATGTAGTGGATAACCCTAGGTGGTTTGGTTTGCTTTATGGCTTAGATTTGCAAGACGATTGGAAAGACCCTATAAATTGGGCAAAAGCTAATCCGATGCATGGCATTAGCGTATTTGACGATGCCATTAAGGACAGAGCAGAAGAAGCCAAACATAAACCAGCAACCCTTAATGAGTTCTTATGTAAGACCCTTAACATATTTGTTAGTGCCAATTCTGCTTGGATTGATAGGGCTTATTGGGATGCGCCAGAGTGTTTAATCACAGAAGAACGCCATTCCGATGATGTATTTATTGGATTTGACTTGGCAGCAACTAGAGATTTAAACGCAGTATGCACTTTAAAGCGTTTTGGCGAATCTGATTTTGAGGCTAATTGGCAATTCTTTTTACCAGAAGAAGGATTTGAGTTAATCCCCAAGCATTACAAAGATGTTTTTAGATGTGCTATAGATTCTGGCATCCTTAAACTAACCGAAGGTAATGTCATGGATGATAGGGAAATTAGTGAATTTATCAAGATGCAAGCCGAAAAATATAATGTAAAAGAGGTAGGCTACGATGCTTATAATGCGGCTAGTTTGGTTGCTAGGTTGCATGATTCTGGGATTCCTGTAAAAAAAGTAGGTCAGGGAATGGCAGTTTTAAATAATCCTTCTAAATTTGTTGAAAAAATGATTTTAGGAAAAAACATTAAACACGATGGCAATCCATTTGTAGGTTGGCAGTTAGGGGGATGTGAAGTGTTTACCGATGTGAATGGTAACATTAAGGTTAGAAAGAATGAAGCCGATAAAGCACATAAGGTTGATGGTATTATTGCAATGATTATAGCCTTCCATTGTGCTTTAGATAATCCATTTACATCAAACAGCTTTGGCTTTAGATCGTTTTAGTATAGAATAATCATATTCTAGGAGAAAAAAATGGGTATTTTAGATATTTTTAAAGGTAAAAAAGTAGATTCAACAGAATCTAATACCCTTTTTGGTCAAACTCAACTTGGTAATAATGTTATTTATCAAGGTCAAGGTGGCAAACAAACTGTATCTCAGCAATTACTTTATGTAACTACATCTAGCGCAACTGCCGCTGGTCGTACTGTTGATATGTCGGTATTAAGCCGCAATAGCACCATTATGAGTTGCGTAGGTGTTAAGGCTAGGGCATTAGCTCAATTACCTATTCGCATAATGTATAAAGCAGACGATGGCACATTTGTTAATGCTTTGGAATCAGATAAAGTTGGTTCTAGAGATAAAGCCAAAGCAAAACAAGTATTAAATTTGCTTACTATGCCTAATAATTTTGAAAGCCAATACGAATTTTGGTATCAATGGAGTATGTGGCAAGATTTAGCTGGTGAAACCTTTACCTTATGGTGGAGAAAAGACCAAACTGATTCTGTAGCTACTCCATTAGAGATGTATAACCTAGATGCAACCCTAATTACTTGCCAAATTACTCCAGCAAGATACCCAGCTTACCGCTTATCTACTCCTAGTTATGGCTTTAATAAAGATGAATTATTAGCGGCACATCAAGTTATGCACATTAAAGAAGCGGCTTGGCAAGGTGCGGCTGGTTTTAATAAAGGCATATTGGCAACTGAATTAGTAGCTTTAGACCAAGATATTGACCTTTATTCAAACTTTATTATGCAAAATGGCGCAAAGCCAACTGGTATGTTTGTTACTGACCAAGTAATTCCAGATGGCAAATATAAAGAAATTGCAGCACGACTTAAAGAAGCCTGGTCTAGTATGACAGGTTCTAGAAATAGCGATTTAAGCAAACCAGGACAAGGAATGTTGTTAGATCAAGGAATGAAATATCAGCCTTTACAAATGCTAACCCTTCAAGATGCTGATTGCGCTAGATTAAAAGAACAAACCATTAAGCGTATTTGCGCTTTGTTTGGTATTCCCCCACAAATGCTTGGAATAACAGAAGGCAAATTTAATAATACTCAAACATTATTAGATGAATTTTATAAAACCACCATGTATCCAATGGTAATTAATATTGAACAAGGATTAAATCGTCATTTGTTAAAAGGTTATCCAAGTCTATGTATTCGATTTGATACAAAGGATTTCTTAAAAGGCGCACCATTAGACCAAATGAATTTTGTAAATTCTGGAGTATCTGGTGGCATTATGACCCCTAATGAAGCTAGAGAATATCTAAATATGCCAAAAATGGATGGAGAAGATGAATTAACTTCAAAATCTAAAGTAACAGAACCAATTTCAGGAAGTTCACCACAAGATACTGGCGGTGGTGGTGGAAATCAAAAACGCAAGATGAATATAGGCAAATAATGATACTATTACACAAAATTTTAGATATACTTAACCTACAAGTTAAAGATAGTAATGTTAAACTACCAAAAGCTGTAGTTAAAACCCCAAAAATACAAGATAATAATCAGGCTATTAACAACGGGGTTATCAATGAAAAATCTACTTCTAGTTTGCGAAGCAAAAGTTCAACTGGGACAAAGCGCAGACGAAGCACAAAATCCTAGCGGAGCAATCGAAGCGAGAGCTACTACTTGGGGCGCAAGAGAAGGCGCAGATGGTCGCAAATTCAATTATCAACCAGAAGGCTTTGCTCAATGGGCTGATGAGTTTGCAAATGCTGGCAAACCAATGCCAATGTTTTTAAATCATAACGATATGGGTATGCCTGTTGGTCAATGGGATGAAATCGCATTTGATGAAGCTGGTATGACTGCTAAAGGTCGTTTATTTATGAATACATCTGCTGGTTCTGATGTTTATTCAGTATTAAAAGAATCTCCAAATCTATTTGGTGGTGTATCTGTTGGTGCTTATGCAGATGAAGCCATTATGGTTGATGCAGACGGAAATCCTGTGGATGAACCTTCTGATGAAGCCTATTTTCAAATTAAAAAAGGTGGATTGCGTGAAATTAGCGTAGTTATGTATCCTAATAATCCAGCCGCCGAAGTAATGAAATTAGAGTGTTTTGATGCCGAAGGGCATTTGAACCCTCGTATAGTTGAGGAAGCCTTGCGTGATGCTGGTCTTTCCAAGAAAGGTGCGACCACCGCATCTTCTGTCTTTAAGAAAATCCTTGAACAGCGTGATGCAGTTGAGGAAGTTATTAAAGATGCCCCACAACAGGGTGAGCCTGAAGCGGTGGTAAAAGAAGCCGACACAATCCTTAAAGCCTTAGAGCAAAGAGAATTGTTGAAGGTATTATCTAAACGCATTAAGTAAAGGAAATATTATGTCTGAGCAAATCATTGCAAAGCTAGACGAAATCGAAGCTAATACAGTAGCCAAGATTGAAGAAGGCAAAGCCGAAGCAGTAAAAAAAGTTGAAGAAGTTGTTGTAGCTTTTGAAGAAAAAGTTGCCGCTTTGGAAGCTAAAGTTAGCCAATTAGGCGCAACTCCAGCAATCAAGACTTACAAATCTGTTGGTTCTGAAGTAAACCGCATGGTTAAAGAACAGTTGAAATCTTTTGTATCTAGCGATGCTCGTGTGCAAAAAGAAATTAAAATGTTTGAAGATGCTGGTCAATACGATGCGTATTTTAAAGAAGCATCTGCATTAACAGGTAGTGGTGCTGGTGTAGGTGGTCGTACAGCCTATGACCCTGTATTCGTTCCATTGCGTTTGATGAATCCTATGCGTGGTGTTGCTCGTACTGTTGCTACTGATGGCTCAACCTATCAGTTTCGTGCCAAGGTAGGCAATGCTGGTGCGGCTTGGGGCTATTCAATCCAAAATAACGGCTCTGCAACAACTGAAGATACAAATATTTGGCAATTAACTTTGCAAGATTTGAATGTCCAGTTCCCTATCCGTACAGCCGCTTTGGATGACATTGATGGTTTAGAAGGTAATGTAGTTAGCGACATGATGGCTGAGTTCTCACAAGCTGAAGCATTATCCATGATTCAAAATAATGACCAAGGCGCAACTTCTTTGGCTTATGGCGGTTCTAATGGTCTGCGTGGTTTGAATCAGTATGGTGGTGCTAATAGCTCATTTACTGGTGGTACAACTTCTGCTGCTGCTTTTGGTACTTCTGGTACTGGTTCTACAAGCGGTTTGCATAGTCTTGCTACTTATGACCAGCTAACAAGCAATGCTGCATCTGTAACAACCAACAGCATTACTTATAAAGATGTAGTGAACTTTATCTATGCATTGCCACAACAATACTGGACAGAATCTGCCAAGTTTGTTGTATCACCACTATTGCTACAAGCAATTCGTGGATTGGTAGATTCACAAGGTCGCCCAATCTATGTTGATGGTTTGGCTCGCAATGATGGAATTGTTGGTTCTTTACTTGGCTTTGATGTTGTAGTAAACAAGTATCTGTCTAGCCCTAACTCATCTTCATCTACTGCTGGTACAACTAGCTTGTATCCAATGTATTTTGGTGATTGGCAAAAGTGTTTCACAATCGTTGATCGCTTGAACATGATTCTCCGTAGATATGACCAAACTGCTCCTGGTTACATAACTTTCTTTGGAGAAAAAAGGCTCGCCACCAGCGTTGTTGATCCTAATGCCTTAGTTCGTTATCGTTCTACTGCAACTGCAACCTAATAGGATGGGTGGGTCAAAAGCCCACCCTTTCTTTATTATTATTTTTTGGAATATATATGAAATCAACTCTAATTTACGAAGCCATTAAAAAAGCCTTAGTAGAAGGTGAAGCTAAAATCAATTTGAATGAAGCATCAGCGATTACTGGCTCTGGAAGTGGGGTTGGTGGTCGTGTTATTTATGACGATGCCTTTGCGGCAAGTCGTTTAGAAAATCCCTTGCGTATGGTTGCAAGACAGATTCCTACAATAGGTTCAGATGAAGCCTTTGTTGCTAAAAAGGGAAATGCTTTAGACCAAACAAATCCTTGGGGATATACTCCTGACAATAATACTGGTAGCCCTGATACTGCTACTAGCTTTTGGCAAATTCCTATGCGTGTTATTAGCACAGTTTTGCCTATTCGTACTGCCGTCTTATCAGATGTAAATAATTTAGAAGAAACTGTTGTTGCAGATTTAATGGCTGAATTTAGTCAAATTGAAGCACAATCAATGATTTCAAATAATGACCAATCAGGCTCTAGCACTACTTCTACTGGGGGTACAGATGGACTTAGAGGTCTTAATAGCTATGCTGGTTCTACTTCTGCCGCCGCTTATGGTTCTAATGGTTCTGCAATTACTAATGGCTTACACACAGTATTACAAGTAGCACAAGCCTCTGCAACAGCAGTAGCTTATGATGATTTAGCAAGTTTACAAGCCGCATTGCCAGCGCAATATTTATACAAACCTACAACTGCTTGGATGATGCATCCAACCACTATTGGTGTACTGCGTAAACTTAAAGCATCTACTGGTGGCACACCTATGTTTATGGAAGTTGGAGATGACGATGGTGGTTCTGTTATTTATATTTTTGGGCATAGGGTTATTCCTAACTCTTATATGGATGTAGCTGGTAGTGGCAAATATCCTGTGTACCTTGCTGAATGGGAAAAGTTTGTAACCATTGCAGATAATGAAGAAATGACCATTAAGCGTTTTGACCAAACTTCTCCTGGATTTATTAGTCTATATGCAGAAAAGCGCATGGTATCAACAATTAGGGATGTATTTGCTGGTGTCCGTTTATACGGAGTTTAATAAATGGCTACTGATACCCTTACGGCTGGTCCTTATTTAGGATCATCTAGGAATCCTTATTCTTATGAGAAAGTTGAGCAGATTAGCAGAGATATTGCTACTGCTTGGCTAACTCTAGATGAAATTACCCAACAATTAAACTTATTTGGCGATGAAAGCCAAGATACTTATCTATCTAGCATTGAATTAGCGACCCGTATGGCGATTGAGGACTACTTAGGTATGTCCATATTCCCTATTACCTATAAAGCGTACTACGGGGCTACAAACACTACTGGAACGGATATGTCTTTGGACTTGCCAGAAGTATCACAAGATTCTGGTACAACTGCTGGTGTAGTCATAAATTCTGTTGGTTATTACAATGGAAATGTCCCACCAGTATTTACAACTTTAGCTTCTAGTTCATATTTTTATGATGCAACAGGAAATAAAGTAATTGTTTTTTCTGGTATGCCAAATTCAGTTAATACTGTAATGACAAACCCTATTGTTATAACTTATCAAACCAAAGCTAATCCTTTGGCACAATATCCTGTAATTAAACAAGCTGGATTATTGCTTTTAACCCATATTTATAATAATCGTAGCAATACGACATCTGGCGGCTTACAGGAAATTCCTTTTGGCGTGGCTCAGTTATTGCGCCCATATAAACCACTTGTAATGTGAGCATATAAATGGCTATTGCTCGTTATGAGAATATATCTGTAAATAGAGTAGTCAATTCCATAGATACTTATGGTCAGCAAACCACTACTACTACCCTTTGGTTTCAAACTAGGGCATTAGTTCATTCTGTTAAAAATTCATTAAATATTACTAAAGATGAACGCATTTATACGGATTTAGTAAATTTTAAACTTAATTACACCCCTAATATTAAAGAAATTGTAGATAATCAAAATCTTTATAGCGTTACTTGGAGAGCTAGGGCATGGCGTATTGATTCAGCCGTTGAAGCTGATGATCGCATGACTACTACCTTATTCTGTTATCGCAATGACCCAGTTGTGCCTGTATGAGCCAAAACAATCCTTCAAATTACGCCAAAGCTATCCAATATCAGTTGGCAAGCATTGTTTCGCCTATTCCTGTATATGCTAATTTCAATAGAAACTTTGCTACTGAATCAACCTTTATTACTTGGCAATTAAGGAATATTCATCAGCCTGTTTATACTGGACAAAATCAAAACAATAAAGGAATAGATACCCCTGTATTTCAAATTTCTATATTTAGTCAAAATATGGCAACAGCTTTTGATGTTTCTAATACAATATTACAATCTTTACATGGCTATTCTGGACAATTTGGCGGTTCTACTGGATTTTGGATTGCCAAGGCTGATGTAATGTGGCTTTATAATACATTTGACGATACTATTGGTTTGCAACAGATTATCTTGGATTGCACCTTGGATATTCCAACTTAATAAGATAGAATTACTTAACTTTTAATTAAAGGAATTAATCATGGCACTCCCAAGTAAAGTCCTACCAGGATTTAGTGCGGCACTATATTTACAGCCTACTAGCACTCCAACACCATTAACGCTTTCTCAATTAAGCACTTTAGCTTCTGTTGCCGCTATTGCAACAACTGGTAATTTACTTAATGTAGAAGCTATCCCAGCTTTTGGTCAAGATGATGCAGTTGCTTCATTTATGGTTGCTGGAAGCCGTCAAAGCGACAAAATTCCTACGCAGTCTGCCCCAACTTCATTGACAATTACTGCTCCTTGGAATCCATCTGATGCAAATCTTTTATTGGTTCGTGGTGATGCGTATAGCGGTATTGTAGAACGCACTTATGTAATTTCTGCTACCGATGGTTCAAATATTGTTTATTACGCTTTCAATGCTCGTGCTTCTATGTTTCACATTGATGCACAACCTGGCGCAGAAGCTAAAGCTGTATTTTCAATTCACCCTAGAGGCAATCTCTATGGCTGGTCTAACAACGCATAAGGAATAATCATGGCAGCTCCAAATTTAGTATTACCAGGGTTTTCAGCATCTTTATGGTGTCAAACTGGAACAACCCCAACAGCTTTTACAACTACTAATTTAGCAATCTGGACAGCACAAGTAGCTACTATTGTTGGCACATCAGCAAATGGTACTGGCGCATCTGGAACTCAATTAAATGTGGAAGCAGTACCCGCATTTGGTCAGGATGATGCGGTTGCATCTTTTATGATTGCTGGATCAAGACAGTCAGATAAAATTCCAACTCAATCAGCACCAACATCTTTAACAATTACTGCCGCATGGAATCCAAGTGATTCTGGTTTATTGTTAATGCGTGGCGATGCTTATAGTGGAGTTATTGATCGTACTTTTGTTATTGCAGCAGTTAGTGGCGCAACTACTATTGCTTATGCTTTTAATGGTCGAGTATCTATGTTCCATATTGATGCACAGCCAGGTGCTGAATCCAAATGCGTATTTACTGTTCATCCTAGAGGCAATCAGTATGGTTGGTCTAACACTTAATTAGGAAATGAATATGAAAGTTCAATTTGCTAATGGAAAAATATTTGAAGCCACCGACATTGACGATGCTATTGCTCAATGTTTAGGTGGTGGAGATGATCCATTTAATCCTGTAGTTATACAAGACGAACCACAAAAGAAAACAATAAAAAATGCAAATACAGTCGAGCAATGATTTATTAGGGTTTTTGATTAGTCAATCCAATTCAGGAGTAAAGAATTGGTTTGGCTTTCAACAACAGCGTATTGCTGGAATCAATACAGCGTATGAGATTGCAAAATATCATGCTGATACATTATCTCCAGAGGAAGTCGTTGATTATGTCGTTAAATTAAATAACGCCATTTATCAAAAGATGATTAAAAACGGAGAGTAGCATGGCTGATAAGATTACTTTTGAGTTCAAGGGTTTTAAAGAATTACAAGAAATCTTTAAAGAAATGCAAGATGATTTTGGCGAGAAAGATCAAAAAAAAATTTTAGTAAGTGGCGTTAGACAAGCTATGAAGCCTGTTTTGGCTATGGCTAGAATGAGAGCACCAGTTGATACTGGAGCTTTGGGTTCTTCTCTTAGAATTGAAGCTAGAAAGCCTAATACTAAAGATAGGCGTTCTCGTTATTACAATTCTGGTCAAGTAGCTATGGCATTGGTATCAACAGCCCCTGGCAATGTATTGGCTAAGAAAAAATGGAAAAATAAAAAGACAGGTGCAAAACAAGTTGGCATACCATCTGATGCTAGAGCCAATGTTCAAGAATTTGGTAGTTATAAAATGGCGGCACATCCATATATGCGTTCTTCTTTAGAATCACAATCTCAAGCAGTTACTGATAATTTAGGTAATAATTTAGGATTAGCATTAGATAAATACAAAGCAAAAAACATTAAATAAGGAAAGATATGAGCAATTTAGTAGAAGCCTTTGGCAAAAAGTTTGCCGAAAATAAAGATTTAATCCGCATTCGTTCATTTGAACTTGCTGGAAATACTTTTAAAGTAAAGATTCCCCTTACATCTGAATATGAATCCATGCTAGAACGCATGAGAATAATAGATGATGTTAAGGTAACTGAATATTATAAAGAGCTAACTAAGAATTTTGATTCTTCTAAAGAATCTATTAATAAAGATTTAGGCATTATTTTTGAAGAAAACGATATTAAGATTCAAGGCAGATCAATGATGGATACTGCCAAAAATAAATATTTAACTGAATATCGTATTTTAGAAATGATTAAGTTATTAGTTCCAGAAGAAGGATATTCTTTGGATGATTTAACTTATTTAGAAATTGATGAATTATTCCCATTTTCTATTCAATTAGAATTGATTGAAAAGATTGGGAATGTTATATCTCCAGCATATAAGGATACAAGGGGAAAGTAGTAAGGTCAGTCCGTAAGCAAGTTAAGGCTTATTTAACGGCTCATGGTACTGACCCAGCAACAGTTGATGAAGAAACTTTTAATAACATCTGCATTATGTATAACGATGGAGTTATTGGCAATTTAGGATTATTGCAAGTATTGGCAAGTCATACGGCTGGGCATTTTAATAGTTTATTGCCAAAAGGCGGTTCACCTTACAAATTACAAGATATAATACCGAATCAATACGATTATCTTTATCCACCATTAACTGAGGAAGCAAAACGGGAGCAAGTTAGTAAAAACTTACTATCTTTTGCAATGATGCACCCAGGCGCACCAGATGTATTAAATGGACAATAGAAGGGTAGGAACATAAAATTGCTAACACTATTGCACAATTAGCTGTAAAGCTAGGTTTAGAAACAACCGACTTTACTCAAGGCATTGAAAAAGCCAAAAGCCAGCTTACTGATTTAGCTAATAAAATTCCTACTCTTGCGGCAGTTGGTGTAGCGGCATTTGCCGCCATGACTGCTAAAGCATTAGAGTTTTCGGATCGTATGTCCGATCTTTCCGATGCTACCGATATTAGTATTGCCAGCATCCTAAAGATTTCAGAAGCCCTAGAACAATCTGGCGGTCATGCGGATGAAGCTGGTAAGAACCTTACTAAGTTTGTTCAAAATATTGATGCGGCTGCTCAAGGCTCAAAAACAGCGCAAGATGCGTTTGCAAGGGCTGGAGTAAGTCTAAAAGATTTAGCTAGTATGTCCACAGAGCAACTGCTCAATAAAACAACTGCTGGCATTGCTCAAATAGGCGATGTTGCTAGTAGAACTGGAATTGCTGTAGCCCTATTCGGAAAAGGAATTAAGGGCGTGGATATGGAACGCTTTAATGAATTAGTGTCTCAATCCTCAAAAGAATTTCAAAAGTATGCTGATGCGGTTTCTAATGCCGCAGACCTTCACGATAAGTTAGAAGCTAAAGCTACTAAAACTTTAGTAATGTTTACTAATGCTTTCTTGCCAGCTTTAAATACCATGTTTGATGCCCTTAATAAAACTGGCGGCGCAATGGAAACTGTCATGGACATTGCTGGTAAATGGTTTATGGGCATGATTTATGCTGGAAAACTTGCTGTAACTGTATTTGAAACTATTAATGCCGCAGTCAATCTAGTTGGATTGACTATGGATGATATTGCTCATGGCAAGTTTGATAACTTTATGAATAGGCTAAAAGAATATGATGCCTATGTTGCAAAGTTGCGTGAAGGCGATAGGCAGTTTGCTTACAAATTATTGCATCCTGAATCAGCGGTCAAGCCTACTGGTGGAGATACAAGCCGAACAGTTACAGCCGCTAAAGACACAGAAGCTGATAAACAAAAGCAAATGCTTTATACAGCCAGTCTTATTTCTGGTGAATATCAAAGACAAGTTAATTTTTCATTACAGCAATTAAGAACTCGTGATGCAATGGTCGGCATGACCACAAATGAAAGAAAGATTCAAGAAGCAATTAATCAGCAACTAGATGCAACAAGTAAAAAAATTGATGAAATTACTAAATTGCGTGAAGCCGCCGCTGGTCGTGGTGCAGAACAAAAAGTGCTTGATGAATACGATAAACAAATTGCTAAAGTAAAAGAGATTGGTGAAGCATCAGCAAAATCAGCAAAACAAATTGAAACAGCTTCTATTGAAGCCCAGCGTACATTCTCTTTTGGTTGGGATAAAGCATTTGCTCAATATGCGGAAGATGCTTATAACTATGGAAAAATGGCAGAAGAATCATTTAATGCCATTACAGGCAATATGACTTCTGCTTTAGATAAATTTGTTGATACTGGAAAACTATCTTTTAGCGATTTAGCACAAAGCATTATTAAAGACCTTATTAAAATTCAGTTGCGTATGCAAATGATGCAATTATTTAGTTCTGCTGGCGGTATGCTTGGTGGTATGTTTGGTGGTGGTGGACCAACAGAAGTAAGCGCAGTAACTTCCTATATTGGTCCAGCATTTGCAGATGGTGGAAGTCCCTCAGTTGGAGTGCCATCTTTAGTTGGTGAGAATGGTCCTGAATTATTTGTCCCAAGAAGTTCTGGAACAATTATTCCAAATAATAAACTTGGCGATGCGTTAGGTGGTGGTGGCAATGTTACTTACAATGGTCCATATATTGCAAGTATGCAAGCTATTGATACTCAGTCAAGTATTCAATTCTTAGCTAAAAACAAAATGACCATTTGGTCAATGAATCAATCCGCTAATCGTTCAATTCCAGCAAGTAGATAATTATGGCACTTACAGACATCCTATCAATTAGCGAATCAGTTGGCATCAATGACCAGCGATTTGTGGGTCAAGTAGTTAGTCGCAATCAAAGAATAAGCACTTCTGAAATTATTACAGTCGTGCCATTTGCTTTTGAAATGAAACCAATGAATTATTTGCTTTACAGCAAGAATAGGTCTTTGCTTAATTCTTTGCGAATCCCTGATAAATCATTAGCACAATATCTTAATTTTGGTTCTACTGGCTGGGTAAACTATATTGCTTATCAAGGTGATATGACTAGCGGTCAAATAGCTACTTGCCAATGGCAAATTGCTTCTGCTAATAAAACTTTGGTATTAGGTTCTTTGCCATCAATAAGTTCATCACTTTATATTGTAAAAGCTGGTGATTTTTGTCAAGTGGGGTTATATGCTTATATTGCTACGGCTGATGTGCTTCGTGGTAGTGGGACTACTGTTAATATTCCTGTTCATAGAAACCTTATCACTACTTTATCAACTCCTGTTAATGCTGTAATAGGTCAATATGGAACTACTGTAAGTATGGGTGGTAATACTTACACAGGAACAACATTTCAAGTAATTCTAAGGGATTACCCTACTTATACTTTAATTCCAATGACCAACGATTCTTTTATTCAATGGTCAGGTTCATTTAAAGCATTTGAAAGTGTGCTATGAATGTCATAACACCAGTAGTTGATACAAATAATATTCGTTATGCGGATTTTGTTCGTGTAACAACTCCTGATGCTACTTATCGTTTTGCTACAACAGCATCAGCCTTAACAATTTCAGCAGTTGATTCACAGCCATTTAGTGCATTAGGCATTTTAATGAAAGTTGGCGATACTCAGCGTGATATTAAATCTACCGCAAATGAAACAGTTTTTACTATGGTTGGCATTGATACTGCTATGCTTGGTTGGGTTCTTGGTAATCAAATTAAAGGTTCACAAATTGAAGCATGGAAAGGTTTTTTTAACACAAATGGTGAGTTAATTACAACTGGCGGTACAGGCGGTCTTTATCAATTTTTTAATGGTTATGTTAATTCATTTTCTATTCAAGAAACATGGATGGAAGAAGTAAGACAATTTGTTGGTACTATTTCAGTAGCGGCATCATCCATTCAAATTATTCTTAAAAATAGAACTGCTGGTAGATTTACCAATAATAATAATTGGCAGTATTTTAATCCTACTGATTCTAGTATGGATAGAGTGGCTTTTATTACTAATATTAATTATAACTTTGGGAAAGATGCCCCAGCAAACAGCTAATGATAAGAACAATTACAAAATATGATAAACCTAAAATAATAGAAATAATGAAATTGTTTAGGTCAGAATCAAATGCAGTTGAATTTAAATCTATAGACAATGAGCCTTATTGGAATATGTTATTAGATAGTATTATTGCTGGACAAGGTGTTTGTTTTTATGAGGAAGATATTGGCATATTAATGGCGGTAATTACTCCGTCAATTTGGTGCAATAAAACCTTTACTTTGCATGAAATAGCTTGGTATGTGAAACCTGAATATCGTAATACATCTATAGGATATAGGTTGTTAAAACGCTATATAGAATATGGAAAAGCATTAAAAGAAGAAAAAAGAATTAAGTTTTTTATAATGGGAAAGATGCCATCTAGCCCAGATATTAAATATAGCAAATTCGGATTTAGGAAAATAGATGAAAGTTGGATTCAATAAATTTTTACTTTTAGCGTTCTTGTTTACTTTAACAAGTCCAGCTTATGCTTTTGGAACTATGATTGTTGCCGCTTTAGGCGGTGCGGCATTTTTTGGCGTTACTGCGGCTGCGGCAATAGCTATGGCAATCAATATGGTTGTATCAATAATTGTTTCAAAAGCATTTGCAAATAATCCATCTTTTGATAATGGAACTTCAGGTTCTAGTCCTAACCCTGGCAATCGTCAGCAAGTGCCGCCAGCAACTGATAATAAACTTCCAGTAGTTTATGGCTCTGCTTATGTAGGCGGTACAGTAACTGATTTAAGTATTAGCTCAGATAATCAACAGCTTTATTATGTTCTTTCAATTTGTGAAGTAACAAGTACAAATTCAGGTCAAACTCCTGACGCAATTACTTTTGGTGATATTTATTATAGTGGAAAAAAAGTAACATTTCAAAGTAATGGATATACAGTAGCAAGTCTTTTAGATGAATCAACAGGAACATACGATACATCGGTAAATGGTAGGATTCAAATATTCCTTTATAACAATGGGTCTAATTCTCCAGTAAATTCTACTCAATCAGCAATTAGCGTTATGCAAACTTCTGGTCTTATATATCAATGGGATTCTAGTAAACTAATGAGTAATTGCGCTTTTGCAATTCTTCATCTTTCGTATAGTCAAAGTGCTGGTATTCGTGGTATTGAACAAACTAAATTTCAAGTAACAAATTCAAAAACTAATACTGGCGATTGTATTTATGATTATTTAATTAATACTCGTTATGGTTGCTCTATTCCATCCTCGCAAATTGATACTGTTAGTCTTTCGGCATTAACTACTTATTCAAATCAAAGCTATAGTTATGAACCTTACAATGGTGGATATGCTACACAATCAAGATTTAAATTTAATGGTTCTTTAGATACAAAAAGAACTGTAATGGAAAATTTACAAGATATGGCTTCTTGTTGCGATTGTTTAATTAAATATACAGAAATTACTGGTCTTTGGGGTGTGGTGGTTCAATCACCAGCATATACAGTAGCTATGGATATTAATGATAGCAATATGATATCCGCAATTCAAATTACTCCATTAGACATTGCTAGTTCTTATAATGTTGTTGAATGTAAATTTCCTGATTCATCAAATCAAGATGCTTTTAATTCAACTACTTTTAATTTAGCTACTATAGCTCCTTTATTATTATATCCGAATGAACCAGTAAATAAAGTTTCTATAAGTTTGCCATTAACAAACAATAGTATTACGGCTCAATTTTTAGCCATTAGATTATTAAAATCTGGTCGTGAAGATTTGCAAGTTCAAGTAAGTGTGAATTTTGTAGGAATTCAATTAGATGCTGGAGATGTGGTTACAGTTACTAATAGTAATTATGGATGGGTAGCAAAATTATTTAGAATAAATAAAGTAATCCAAGCATTTAATGAAGATGGTTCTATTGCTGTGCAATTAAATATGTCTGAATTTAATCCATCCGTATATGATGATTTATTTATTACTGAATTTACCCCAGCACCTAATACTGGTATTGGTAGTCCAACAACATTTGGCACTTTAGATGCTCCTGTAATTATTTCTCAATATCCAACAAATACAAATCCATCTTTTATTTTACAAGTAAGAACTGCTCCTTTTGGTATTACGCAATATGCAGAAATTTGGTATTCAGCTTATGCAAACCCATTACAAGAACAAATGTATTTTGCTGGAACAAGTGAAATTCAATCTAATGGAACACCTTGGTTGCCTTATACACTTCTTCCAAATATTACATTAACTAATATTCCAACTGGAAATTGGTATTTCTTTAGCCGTTCTGTAAATAGTATTGCTTCATCAGCTTATAGTCCTCATAGCACATTATTACAATGGCGACCAACTACATTTCAATATTCTTTACAATATTTAAATGTTGCTTATGCCGATTCAATTACTGGAACAGGGTTTAATTTAAATCCTAGAAATAAAGCGTACTATGGTTTGCGTAACACATCTACTACTGATATAAGCACAAACCCAGCAGATTACACATGGTATTTAGCTACTACAGCTTTTGGCACAAATGTTTATTTGCTTTATAGCAATAGAACTGGTCGTAAATTTAGTTTTAGTTCTGGATTTGCTGACTATGCGGCTGGCACAGCACAATTTGTTCCTACTCAAACTTTAGTATATGATCCTTCAATTTGGAATGGTTTACCAGATGGAACTAACAATATTAATTTAGATTTAAGAACTGGTCAGGTTATACAAACTGGCTCTACTACTGTAACTTCAGGACAAGTTGCAATTTATAATAATGCAGATGGAAACATCATAGCTGGATTACAAGAATATTTAGATTTTGGTGGTGCTTATACTAAAACAGCTAATGCGGCTACCCTTACTATTGATATTTATGGAAGGGTTGTAGGTTTTGAATCTCCAGATAATTTTTATTATACAAAAGAACAATTTACAGCTACATCTGGTCAAACTGTATTTTCTGTAACTCGTTCAACTGGATATATTAGCGGTCAATGTCTTGTATTTAAAAATGGATGTTTATTAAATACTACCGAATATACCGATACTGGCGGTTCAACTGGGACTGTTACTTTGTCAATAGGGTCTACTACTGGAGATAAAATATCTATTATTTCCATGAAATCTACTTCATCGGTTTCTTTATCCACAAGTGCGGCTAGTGGTACTGGTTCTATTGCTACTTTAACTTTTGCAATTAGGTCAGTACCGCCATATACAATAGGTCAAAGTATTACAATAAGCGGAATAGTTCCATCAGGATATAATGGGACATATACAGTTACAGGCTGTACTGCATCTACTGTATCTTATGCTAATGCAACAACTGGTTCACAATCAACATCAGGAACTGTAGTTCCTACAAACCCAATTTATAGTTCATTTAGTAGAAATAGTGTTTCTCTTACAAATCAAGCATCTTATACCGCATCAGGGTTTACCATTAATGATGGGTTTGAATTATTGTTTCTTAATGGAACTGTGGTAAATGCTCAAGATTATAATTTATCAGGTCAAACCATAACCTTTGTGGGTAACGCTTCTGGGGATTTAGAGGTTATTCAATGGTCAGCCAATAACCTTGGAGTGCCTAACGGAACTCCAGTAAATGCTGATTATTTCACAATAATTGGACAAGCAAATTATAATTTTAGCTACAATATTAACGCTTTTAATCTATATAATAATGGAGCATTGCAATTTAATGGAACTGATGTTACTGCTACATCTGGCTCAGTATATACTTTGACAACAACACCAACAGCAAACACTAACATTTTAGTGCAACAAACCTTTGGAAGAACAGGAGCAGTCTAAATGACACAAGCCTTTAATTTATCGCAATTTGCAAATAAACTAAATTCATCAGGTCAAACTGATAATACAGGTTTACAAAATAATTCTGTAACTGTACTTGCTGGCACAGGCATGAGTGGCGGTGGCTCAGTAGCATTGGGTTCATCTATAACACTTACTAACGCTGGTGTTACTTCGGTTAATGGTTCTACTGGTGCTGTTACTGTTTCATCTAGTTATATTGGTTTGCAATATCAACTTTTTACTGCTAGTGGAACATTTACAGTTCCTTCTGGAATTACTGCTGTAAAAGTTACTTTTATTGGCTCTGGTGGTGGTGGTGGTGGTGGTGGGTCTTATGCTTCTACATCTCCAGGAGGTAGTGGCACTTCAGGGGGAACATCTTCTTTTGGTTCATATATTTCTGCAACTGGTGGAACTTTTGGAACTGGTGGATATGGAGTTTCTTGTGGGTGCGGTACTGTTCCTGTTACTGGAACTTCTGGCACAAGAGGTGGTAATACAGGAGCAACATATTCTATTGCATATCCAGTTGTAACAAACGCAAGTTATGTTCCTTATGGTGCTGGTGGTGGTGGTGGTGGTGGTACATCTGGATTTGGTAGCGGTGGCTCTGGTGGTGGTGGTGGATATGGAGTTACAAATATAACTGGTTTGACTTCTGGCGGTACTGTTACTGTAACTATTGGTGCTGGTGGTACAGGCGGTACAGCCGCTGGTGCTGGTGCATCTGCTGGGGCTGCTGGTGTTAAAGGGGCTTTTCTTGTTGAATGGTAAAAGGAAATAAAATGGGACAAAATTATTTAATTATTGAAAACAATATAGTAACTAACATTGTTGTTTGGGATGGCAATATAAATACATGGACACCGCCAAGTAATTCTATTCAATTACTTCAAGAAGTTGTGCCAGCAATGGTTTGGAAATTAGATACAACTTTAATTCCTTTTTCTTATGTTTTAACAGAAGAAATGGGTATGGGCGGTATGTATTATACTTGGGATGGTTCTGTAGTAACCACAAATGAACCACAACCACAACCACCTACACCAGCTACAGACCAAGCAGTAGCAACTGGATTGCAAACAATAGGAGAATAATGTGGTAATTGGTATTCTTCCGAAACACGATTTTACTTATGATGGTGCAACTGTTAAGGTTTATCATGCTAACAAAGGTGAAGGCATACCAATGCACATTCATATTTATTCTCATGCAACAACTTGTATGAATGGTTCTTGTAAATTTACTCAAGATGGTATTGAAGTAATTGCTAACAAAAATACTCAGCCTTTCAATCTTTTGGCTGGCAAATGGCATGAAATAGAAGCATTAGAAGATGACACAGTATTTGTAAATGTATTTGCAGAAGGTAAGAATTAAAGTAAAATAATCAAAAGACAAGATATGATTCATAGGTGAGTGGAGTGCCATTCCCTATTAACCGAGTATTGGAGAAATCATGGCAGTCTTTAACAAAAACACTTTGACCCAAGTTTCAGGGTTTGACAACCAGATTATTGCTGGTGAACTGGTATATAACCAAAAAACCTATTGGAACTTGGCTTTAAATACGGATGGAACTGCCATTGATTTAACTGGGGCAACTATTAATGCTCAAATTATTCGCAGAAAATTATCCAATGTTCAAGATACTAGATATGGCTTGTCTTTTGATATTGCTGACTATACCCCTACTCCTACCGCTATTCCTTTAACGATTACTAATCGTAGCGATACCACAGGGCAATTTACCCTGACGATTGACGATTCGGCTTGGGCTTTAACTACTACTGACACAGACTTAGATATAGCATCTATTAATGGTGCTGGCTTTTCTGGTCGTATTAAGATTAGCTTTCCAGCAAGTGGCACAACTCCAGCAAATGATTTAATTATCTTTTTGCTATTCCTAGTTAGGTCTGATGCAATCGTGGTGAATTAACCATGACTGATATTACTATTACAACCGCACAAGGCGGCAATAACCTTGCTATTGATGTTGCTAGAGGAACTGATTTAATTCTTGATGTATCTATTGGTAATCAAATTACTATGGTTGTAGATCAAGGAATACAAGGTTCTAGTGGCACAAGTGGATATTCAGGCATAAGTGGCTACTCTGGGTTCTCAGGCTACTCAGGAATTTCAGGCTACTCATCTTATTCAGGCTATTCTGGAATCTCAGGATATAGCGGAAAATCAGGCTATTCTGGAATCTCAGGATATAGCGGTTCTGGTGTATCTGGATATTCAGGAAGCGGAGTAAGTGGTTATAGCGGATATAGCGGTATCTCAGGCTTTTCAGGACAGTCTGGGGCATCTACATCAGGATATAGCGGATATAGCGGTATAAGCGGTTTTAGTGGCTATAGTGGGTATTCAGGAAGTGGAGTATCAGGTTACTCTGGTTCAGGACTTTCAGGATATTCTGGATGGTCTGGAATCTCTGGATATTCTGGTCAATCAGGAGCTTCAACTTCTGGTTACTCTGGTTTTAGTGGGCAATCTGGCTATTCAGGATATAGCGGTAGCGGAGTTTCTGGTTATTCTGGGTATAGCGGTAGCGGACTATCAGGTTATAGTGGATTTTCTGGTCAGTCTGGATATTCAGGTTCTGGTATCTCAGGCTTTTCTGGAATAAGTGGTTACTCTGGAAAATCAGGATACTCTGGTGCTGTAGGTGCTGGTGGAACTATTGGTAATTGGGGATCATTTTGGGATACAACAACTCAGACAACTACTGCCAATACCCCAACTGCAATTACTTTAAATTCCGCAGACACTAATAATACTGGGGTATCAGTTGCTAGTAGTTCAAGAGTAACCTTTGTTAATGCTGGAACTTATAGTCTAACTTTTTCTTTACAACTTACAAATCATAGCACCGCTTTAGGTTCTATTCAAATTTGGCTAAAGAAAAATGGCACAAACATTACAGATAGCAACACACATTATGATGTTCCTGATAAACAAGGAAGTGCATTTTCATCCAATGTTGTAACTATAAATTATGTGCTGCAACTTAATGCTGCTGACTATATTGAAGTTTATTGGGATACTCCAAATGTTTCTGTTTACTTAGAAACTTTAGCTGGAAATGCAACTTATCCTGAAACTCCATCCATAATCTTTACTGCAACACAAGTAATGTATGGTCAATCAGGATATTCTGGTTATAGTGGATATTCAGGAACAAATGGTACATCAGGTTTCTCAGGTTATAGTGGTTCAGGAATTTCAGGCTACTCTGGATATAGCGGATCAGGAATAAGTGGATATTCTGGATATAGCGGAAGTGGAATTTCTGGTTATTCTGGTATCTCTGGATATAGTGGTGCTGGCAGTCCCCCTGGTGGTTCTACTACTCAAATTCAATACAATAACTCTGGTGTGTTTGGTGGAGTACCCCAACTAACTTACAATGGTACTACGCTGGCAAGGACAGGCGGCACAATCGATAACACAGTTATTGGTGCTACTACTGCAAATACTGGTAAATTCACCACTTTAGAAGCCACAGGAAATGTGGACTTAGGTACTGGCTCTGCAAACTATGTAGATGTTGTTGGTGGTGCGGCTACTATTTCACCAGTTATTGCTCCAATGGGAACAGACACTAATATCTCTTTGGTATTAGACCCTAAAGGAACTGGCGCATTAAATATAGCATCAGGCTCTAAAGGTGTAAACCTTAGCAATGGTAATACTGTAACTGCTATTAATAGGTCTGCGGCTGGAAGTGGATATACATCATTCCCAACTCCAACTGTTGCAGTACCTACAACTGCTGGTGGTGTTCAAGCGGTAATTGCAGTAAACAATATGGTTTCAAGTGCCGCTACTATTGCTGGCGGTGGCACAGGATACACAGTTGGCGATGTATTAACGCTTGTTGGTGGAACTGGAACTGCTGGAACATTTACTGTATCAACTGTATCTTCAGGTGTTATTACAGCCGTAACTTCTACAACAGGAAGTGCATATACAGTCTTGCCATCTAACCCAGTATCCGTTACTGGTGGCACAGGCACAGGAGCAACGCTAACTGTAACTTATGGTATTGGTACAACATTTACTATTTCTACTGCTGGCTCAGGTTATGTAGAGCAACCAGCTATTACTTTTTCAGGTGGTGGTGGTACTGGTGCATCAGCCTATGCCGTTGTTGGTGCTGGTGCTGTATTCCGTTCACTTGGCTCTACAGGAACTCAGTCATTAGACTTTTATACACCTAGTTCTATCAATAGTGGAGTTCCAGCTTTTAGAATAAGGGATGGTGTAAATGCTGATAGTTACCCAATAGTTTCAAATACTACTGGTTCAGTTGCATTTACTACTGGTGGTGCTTCCAATGCGGCAATGTTTTTGATTGCTGGTACAGCACCAATATCTTTTCAAACTGGTGGTAGCGCAACTCAATTTAGGGCTAACCATGTTGCTTCTGCTGTAAATTATCTTCAAGCATCAGGTGGTGCGGCTGGTATTTCTCCTCATTTACTTGCGGCTGGTACAGATACCGATATACCTATGGTGTTACAACCTAAAGGTGCTGGTGCAATACAAGCGCAATTGGTTACATCAGGCTCTACTACTGGCGGTAACGCTAGAGGTGCTAATGCGGTTGATTGGCAGACTACAAGAACTGCGGCATCACAAGTTGCAAGCGGCACAGCTTCTGTTATTGGCGGTGGCTATCAAAATACATCTTCTGGAAATTACAACACTATAAGCGGTGGTCAAGGAAACATAGCAAATTCATCTTATGGTGGTGTTGGTAGTGGTGCTTCAAATACCATTGCCGCCAATTATTCTTTTATTGGTGGTGGAACAAGCAATTCAATTACTAATGGTGCTGCAAGTAATTATTCATTTATAGGCTCAGGCGTATCAAATTCTGCTCATGGTGTATATAATTTTGTTGGCGGTGGTTTTACAAATTCAGGAACAGTTGCCGCAGCAGTAACATCACAATCTGCAACCATGAATGGCACAACTGCGGTTACATTAAGTGGTTCTAACGCTAGTATTAAAGTCGGTCAATACATTGGCGGTACTTCAATAGCCTCGGATACTTATGTTGCCGCAATTAGTGGCACAAGTTTAACTTTAAGTAAAAATGCTAGCGGTTCATCCACTTCAACCTTATCTTTCTATACACCTCATGGTGTAGTAGTAGGTGGCGGTAATAACCAAGCAACAGGCTCTTACTCATTTATTGGTGGTGGTGGCGATGCTGGTACTGCGGCTAACCGAAATGCGGCATCAGCAGATTGGGCTACTGTATGTGGCGGCATTAAAAATGTGGCATCAGGAATTGGCTCATTTGTTGGTGGTGGTGGCACAGACGGAACAAACATTGGTGGAAATTTAGCTTCAGGCGTATATTCCGCTATTGTTGGTGGCTACAACCATACAGCAAGCGGTACTGGTTCTTTTGTTGGAAACGGATTTAATCATGCCGCAAATGGTTCATATTCTGCATTAATAAACGGCACAAGAGGAAACACTAGAAGTGTTCAAGGATATGTTGCTTTCCCTGCTGTTGAACCTATTGCCACAACTTCAGGATGTACACAAGCTGGTTTACTTGTATTAGGTGTTGCAACTACAGATGCTACTGCCACAGTATTAAGGTCTAACTCATCTGCCGCAAGTGGAACAAACCAAGTAATCCTACCTAATAACTCTGCTTACTTCTTTAAAGGTGAAGTGATTGCTGGTGTAACTAGCGCTGGCGATACTAAGGGCTGGACTATTGAAGGTGTAATTAAGCGTGGTGCTGGTGTAGGAACAACAGCGATTGTAGGAACTGCAACAGTTACTTCTTTATACGCTGATACTGGTGCGGCAACTTGGGCAGTAACGGCTACGGCTGACACCACCAATGGTGGATTAAAGATTACAGCAACAGGACAAGCATCAACTACTATTCGCTGGGTAGCAAAAGTAGAAACAACTGAAATGACATTCTAAGGAGAATTAAATGGCTTTAAAACTTAACCTAGAGCAAACTCAATTTGGTGTACCAGCACCTGAGGCTTATGCTCGCATTACTAACTTCTTTGGCACTAAAGACCAAATTCAAGTGCAAGTAGCTATTCATTTTAATGAAGATGCTAGGCATGGCAATATGGCTACTGTCAAAGAAAATGCTCACTATATTGCTATTGAAGATTTAAAGGGCGATATTATTCCAGCAATCTATGAAGTATTAAAGACATTCAGCGATTACGCTGGCTCAGAGGATGCTTAAATAAATAAAATATGACACAAAATAATATAAAAGAATTAGAAAACAATTTTGAAAGAGCCGTATTTTTAAAGGGTGACCCAGTTTATCCTAGAGAAGCCAGTAGATATATCTGGGCTAATGAACATCTATTAGGTAAAAATATATTAGAGATTGGTTGCTCTAGTGGTTATGGCATTCAATTTTTACCAAATGATATACATTATGTTGGTGTTGATTACGATTTAAGAATTACTCAATGTGCCTCTATGCAAGGCTGGCGAAACAATACTTTGTATGTTCATGCCGACATCAATACATTAAAACTGCAACAACATGACACTATTATTGCTTTTGAAGTCATAGAGCATCTTGATAATGGCTTAGAGATTGTAAAGAAATTACAACAGCATTGTAAAAGATTGCTGATAACTGTTCCCCACAATGAGCCAGTAGGATTTTGGGGTGAACATCATAAACTTCATGGTCTTACAGAAAAGGATTTTCCTGATTTCCACTTTGAATATATAGATGAGCATGGCAATATTTCAAGTCTATTAAGGGCTTTAGATGCTAGTAATCGCTTTAATCTAATGATCTGTAGGTGGGACAATGCCTAAAGTCTTATGTTCTGTAGCGACTAGAGGGCGGTACTTTACTACTCTACCTTTAGTTCTGCAAGCCATTATTAATCAAACCCAGTTACCAGATAAGTTGGTAATTTTTGATGATAACAATGAACCAAATGATATGCGGAAAGAAATGATTTATCAGTATTTCTTTCAAATGCTTAATATAAAGGGTGTCAAATGGGAATGGTTATATGCTGAAAAAAAAGGACAGCATCATATTCATCAACAAGCAAATAGAATGGGATTTGATTGGGTCTGGAGAGTAGATGACGATGCTATTCCAGAATCAAATGTATTGGAACAACTTTGTAGTCACATTGATACTACAGTAGGTGCTATTGGTGGATCAGTTCTTACCATGCCTAATGTATTTGATATTTCCAAATCTACAGGAAAAATAAAAGATATTGATTCAGAACCTAATATTCAATGGAGTAACATAAATGTTACTAATGAAGTTGAGCATCTGCATTGCTCATTCCTATATAGGGCTGGTATCCATGATTACAATTTAGGGCTTTCTAGAGTAGCCCACAGAGAAGAAACCTTATTTACCTATGGTATATACCAAAAGAAATATAAAGTTTTAGTTGTGCCAAATGCTATTACTTGGCATTTAAAAGCAAAAGGTGGCATAAGAAGCGAAACAAAACAGGAGATGTATGCTCATGATGAACAAATTTTTAGGAACATTGTCGGCTTATCTAATAAAACCATTGTGGTTCTTAATAGTGGTCTTGGGGATCATATTGTCTTTAGCCGTATTCTTTCAGACATTCCAAACCCTGTGGTCTTTACTTGCTACCCTGAAATAGTGCCAGGGCGATCTATAGCCGAAGCACAAGCCTTATTTGGCAATATTGACCAATATAATATCTACGGCAAGATGGATCAATGGAAATGGAAAGATAGCCTTGAGAACGCTTATAGGAAGCTCTATTTATGATTCTGATACATCCCTATGCCAAAACCCTACAAAATGGCAAGCAAAACCCTAAAAACTATCCTTACTGGAAAGAATTAATAGGATTAATTTCTGAGGAAATAATACAGATTGGTGTAAAAGGTGAAGAACAACTTGTTCCAGATTTTCGCAAGAATTTGCCAATTATTGAATTAAGACAGCTTATTAAAGATTGCCGTACTTGGATTTCAGTTGATAGCTTCTTTCAGCATCTTGCATGGAGTGAAGGCAAGCCAGGCATTGTTTTGTGGTCAGTATCTGATCCGCTAATATTTGGTCATGCTGAAAACATCAATTTGCTTAAAGATAGAGCAACTTTGACCCCTAATCAATTCCTTTGGTGGGATTTTACTGAATATAATTTAGAAGCATTTACTTCTCCAGAAGAAGTGTTAAAATGCCTGTAAATTCCAGATAAAATAAGATTGATTAATAAACCCGATTATCTGGAGTTGCTATGACTTTAAATGAGATAGACAAACAAGAATTAAAAAATCTATTTAAAGAAGTAATTTCAGAAGCCGTAGAAAGCCATCCTCTTTCAGATGATGAAGTCAAATGGGTTAGATTAGCAATAGAAGCAGAAGCTAAAAAAGCCGCATTTAGGCAAGCGGTTATTGATAAAACATTTATTGGTTTAATAAGTTCAGGTGCATTAGCTCTCGCTTATTACGCCATAGACTTTGTAAAAATTCATTGGAAATGAAACAAATGATTCATGGGGCTATGAAGTCCCGAACAATGTGGTTTTCCCTTGCATTAGCCATTTTAGGGGCTATATTTGATAACCTTTCATATATCCAGCCATTTCTTGATCCTAAGATTTATGGAATTGGGCTTATGGTTATTGCTATTTGCATCGCTATTCTTAGGGTTAATACTTATAATGCTTTGGATGAGAAATGATTGATTATGCAAAACTGGCAATTATTGGTGCTGTGTTATCTATTGCTTTTGGCTCTGGGTGGTGGTTGGGCTATTCACGATATGTTGAATATAAGAAATCAGTTGAAATTGCCGCCAAAGTACAAGAAGCCAAAGTCGAATCAATCACTAAGCAACAAGCATTAGTTACTAAATCCATTGAGAAAGAATATGAAGCTAAACTTAATCTTTTGCGCCAGTATTATGCTAATGGGGTGCGCCAGCCCAATTCCAGCGGTTTGTCCACCAATTCAGGCATCACCCCCAAGCCGTTTGATGCTCTTGCCGCCTACTCAATACTTGCTGGACAATGCGCTGAAACAACCCAGCAATTAGTCAGTTTGCAATCTTGGCTTAATGAGCAAATGGGCATTAAATGATTAACAATTTTAGTAAGTCTTTAGATAACATATTAAAGGCTGAAGGCGGTTTTTCTGCTGATCCTAAAGACCCTGGCAATCATTTACCAGATGGTCGTGCTGGCTGTACGAATATGGGTGTAACTCAGGCTGCATGGGAAGAATATTTAGGACATAAGGTTTCTATAGCCGATATGCAAGCCTTAACCAAAGAACAAGTAAATAAGTTTTATAAGAACAAATACTGGGATCGGGTGCAAGCTGATACCCTTCCAACAGGATTGGATTTTTTAGCTACAAGTTTTGCTATTAATGCTGGCGTGGGTTCTTCTGCCAAACTTATTCAAAAATGCGTTAATTCAGTTCCAGATGGAATGATAGGATCAAGAACCCTTCAAATTATTTCTGGGGTTGATCCTAAAGAACTTATTGAAAAGTTTAGTGAAGCTAAAGAACAATATTACAAAAGCCTAAAACTATTTTCCCTATACGGGCATGGTTGGCTCAATCGGGTTGCATCTGAAAAAGCTATTGCCTTGGCAATGCTTTAAAAACGATTATCTTCCAAGATGCGGCTTTTCTCTATTAGCCAATCTTTAGGTACTAAAAAGGCTTTCTTGGCAAACATATCGCCAATCCCTGTAAACATCCTATAGGTAAGCATTTTATTAAAGATCACTTGAGTGATTTCTTTAGGTGTAATGGAAAACATTACTTCACCATCGTAAAAAATCCACCAATCAGCCCCAGTTGCCATTAAAGCTGATGGTTTTCCGTTCATTTCAAACTCAATGACGATGTTACCCGTTTTACAACTCATAGGGTCATACTTTACTTCTATGCCCTTTTGAATCTCTGGAATCCAAATATCGTAATCTTTAAGGGCAGTAACAATATGAGCTTGTGGGTACTTTTTTTGAATTATCTTGAGTACCTTTTTTTCAATTTCTAACCCTCGTTCAAGATCGGCAGCAAAACTCATTTTTGTGCCTTTCTTAGTATTGCTCTAGCAAAACTGTATGGAACATTTAACTCTTGACAAGTTACTTCAGTCCACACTTGTTCTATTTCTTCATCTGTTAGGTTTAGCATACCCAAGGCATCTGCATAACCTTTTTCATATCCTTCATTCCATTCAGTTTTCATTAAAATCTTCCAATCGTTAGCCAGAATCCATAAGCAAATACAGCCAAGAATAACAATGCCCCCAAGAACGCACCAAAACCGCTGAAATCAGACGATTCAGGTCGTTCTATGGCAGTAGCATAGTCAGCATCTTTAAACGCTTCTGAAGCCGTTTTATAGGCTTTGCCTACCATTCCAAAGTTTCTTGTGCTCATCAGAACCCCCAGCCAAACATACAACCAAGAATTACACCCAAAATAATTACTCCAACCCATTCAATTAGCTTATTCATAATGGCAACTCCTCTTGTTTAGCGTTTAAAGATTGTAAAAATTTAGTTAAAACTGTTGGATCATCTTCTTTAAAGATTTTATAAAAAATATGTTTATTTGGAATCCGAACTGAATGTTCGTATGTTCTACCAGTTATTACATAACCAGAGAAAGCACGACAAGCCAGTTCTTGTTCTTCACAGATGTAGCGTTTAATGCAATTATCGCAAGGTGCTGGTTGTTCAAATACTCTGCGTATATCAATTCTGTTAGCCATGATTAAGCTACCTCTAACATTTTATCTACTAAATTAAAATCGCCAGTAATGGTGCTAAATGGAGTTGCTCTGTCTGTATCTAAACCTTCAAATCTTCTGCCAGATTTAAGTAAACCGCCATTATGTTGATAACCTAAAGCATCTGAGATTTCAAAATAACAATCGTATGTTACCCATCCAATTAATGCGCCAAACTTATCAAACAATGGAGTATGTTTAGAAAAATAATAGCTAGGCTCTTTTATAAAACCGCCATGAGCCAAAACTGCAACTGCTTCTTTAAATTTAAAAGTTTTCATTTGTTTCCCCTATGAAAAGCCCCCGAAGGGGCTGATTAATTAAGCTACTAACTTTTCTCTTTCTAAAGTTTTAAAAACATCCACAATTCTTAAAAGATCGGATGGGCTAACTTCAAGCTGTAATTCATCTTTAAAAAATTGTTGTAATTGTTGAACAGTTTTATCGCTAACAATATAACCATCATTAGTTCTAAAACCCATTGGCATAAAATTTGATTTCATTTTTAACTCCTTCACATATCCCGCTTGATTGCGGTATGTAGAAATATTAAGCCTACTTAACAATAGAAAACTTGATCTAGGTCAAGAAAATTAAAAATAATTGACAAAACTTATTAGGACAAACCCTAATCTGTATAAATTTACAGTATGTGTTTTTATACAGTATGAGCCGTATTTGATATTTATAAGGCTCAAATTATGAGCCGTAAAATTTACAAAAACCTTTATTTGTAAAGTATTAGCAACATAATTGTAAAATTTCCCGATAGGGAATAGTTGCTTAAAAATGTAGCATATATTACACAAATTTCCCGATAAGGAAACTTTACAATTAGTTATAAAAACTTTACAAATACCGACAATATGTATATTTTTTGCTGATTTTTATACATATAGGTATCAATATGTATACGCAATCAATACTTATAGGTTACAAAAATGTGTTATTAATGTCCTATTTTTGCATGATTTTTTATTGAAATTTCATGCACTTACAAGCGTTTTTAAAATAGGTGGGTGGAGCATCGTGTGAAGGAGTATGGAACTAGGGGGTAATTCCAGCCCCACCCATTGTTAGATTTTATTCTTTATCTGATAGACCCGCAATAGATGGCAAAATATAGCCCAGCCATCACTAATATCGGCTGAATCGTGAATAATAAGTCGTACTTGATTCGTATCAGCATTAATAAGCAAATTGCCACAAATAGCATCAGGCATACCAAGACCTTCACGATAAGCCGCACATTGGTAAATCCATTCATCGTATGCCTTTATTTTGTCTAAATCAGTTGTCTTGGTTTTTACATCAATAATTGCGCCTGGGAAATCTGTTAAAGGGTCTGGTGGAGCATAAAGGTCGCATTTGCCGCCATAGCGTAGCTTTTGATGAGCAAAAGATTGTTCTGCCACCCATTTATGAAGCCCTAATTCGTTATCTAGGGTTTGTTCCGTTTCATAGACATACTTGGGGTACTCTGGGATATAGACTTCATCTTCAAAGTAAGTTTCAATGATGGCATGAATGGTATTCCCTCTTTCTGCGGCTTTTCTTCCCGCTTCTTTTGAGTCAAATAACACCCTTTCAAGCCATGCTGGTTCTGGCTCATTTTCATTCCTTGGCAAAGTTAAAGCTGATAAAAGAATTTGTTGGTTTAGCCATGTTTGTAGCCCTGGCTTGGCTATTTGCCCTAATATGGTCGTAACGCTAGGGACTAAGTTTAGTTTCCTAGCATCTCTTAGCGTTGTATTGCGGATTCCTGTGCCGTCAGATTTGGTAATTGTATAGGCTGGTTCGCCTGTATCGGCGTGATACCAATGCCCAGCATCAGAGCTATGCTCACTTTTTACTAACATTACACTTCCCCCTATAAATTTGGCTATTCGCCTAAATTAAGTATTAATTCTCTTTCAACTGGATTGCTGACCTGATCGGCACATACCCGAATAGCCGTATTAAGGACTGATTTCATTCCTTCACGACTAAAAGCCATTACTGGTCTTTCATCGTCATATCCAACTTCTTCAAAAGTTCGAATTGCGGTTGAATTTATCGTATCTTTAATCGTGCTATTCATGGTATTAACCTTTCCTAAAAGGGTATTGGATCATCTTCAATGCTGTTATTAACTACACCATTACAGTTCTGCCATTCAGCAGATTCCATAATTACTTTCTTCAATCCATCTGACAGGCTTTCAAATACAGCCCTGTCATACTCTTGAAGGTTAAGATAAACAAAAGGATTCTCAATATCTGGAAATCCAGCTTTAACAACTGATGATGGAACTGGGTTTAATCCCATAATGTTGCAATAAGTTTTTCCATCTCTTTCGGTATGGGTGAGATTGAGATAAGCCCATTTGCCAAGTAAGTCTTTAAGGTTAAAACCTTTAAGTTGTGGCTCAGTTAAGCCTTTACCAGCCCAGCTTTCTAAGTCAGCCCGTAGCCCTGATTGTTGGTTTAAAGACAGCGTATAGCGTTTGGATTGCACCATAGGCTTGCCATCTTCCATTGCGTAGCCATCACCATGCAATTCAAAAGTAAACATTACTTTGCGTTGCATTTTGATTGCCCCTTGCCAAGTAACCTTTTGAGTTCCTAAATCAAGGATGCGGACTAAGCTACCAAGCACCAATCCGCTTGGGGGTAATTTGTAACTGGTATTCTGTTGAGTTTCTGCCACAATCATTTTCTCACTCCAAAAATATTATTAAATTCATTAAAAATAGCGTCTAAATGCGTTAAACAAACAGGCTTTGGATTAAAACCACAAGCGTATTTCAGCGTATCAATTTGATCTTTCGATAAAATCATGCCGCCTTCTAGCTCCATAAATATCCAATGTAAATCTTGCTCAAGTTCTGCCATATCATTGCTCATAATTTCTCCTTTTTACTCACCGAACCATTCGGTAGCAATACATTAACATAGCTTAAAAAGATGTGCAACCCCTTGCAACCACAATAGCAAAAAGTTAAGATTGCTCAAATGAACAATAAATTAACCTTCACAGACAGCCAAATAATTGACCTTTTAGGCGGTTGCACAAAAGTAGCAAAGCTATGTAATATCAGCGTTCCAGCGGTTTCTATGTGGCGCAAAAAGGGCATACCTTATGCACAATATGTATTTCTTGGGGCAAGCCTTGAAACAGCTAGTCATGGATTAATCACTAGAAAAGACCTTTTGCCTAAGACCTGGCATATCGTTTTCCCTGAGTTGATACCTAAACACGAAAAATAGATATATACTCAATTCCCTTAGATTGGCGGCTCTAACGATATCGTGGCGGTCTAAGGTTACAGCGTTACCAGTAGGGTAAGAGGATGAAACAGCGCAATGTAGGTGGCGAAGTCAGAGCCTACTCCTCGTAAGTCTGGCGGGTTATGCGATACCGATTGGTAAAGTGTATGAAGGCAACCTAGGTAGGCTAGGTTTGCTCTCCGAAAGGTAAAGATAATTAATCACTAGTAATTAATATAAGATAGAACTATGAATTACTTTATTGCCGCAATACTTCTTTATTATTTCAATGCTGGCACAGTCTGGTGGGTAGGATTTGTAAGTTTAATTTTTATAGAATTAGGATTATTAGGTTACAGAGCTTACAAAGAAGCTACTAAAAAGCCAATTTATGAAGCAACTTTAAAAGACATTGTTAAGCTGGATGGATCGCCATATACCTATGAAGATTTACAAAAGATTTGGAATCATGGTTATCAAAACGGCTTTAATAACGCCCACATGAGTAAACAATGAAAATTACAGTCAAAAAAGTTAAAGAAAATAAAGATGGTTCAGCCGATGTTGAAGTATGTTATGACAAGGCTGGACTACAGTTTTTAGTGCAACAAGGGGTAATTTGCACACTAGTAGAAGCAATCGTACAAGAAAATACAGGGGAGAAATACAATGTTTCAGACATTCTGGGAACTTTACCCAAGAAAAGTGGCAAAAAGGGCGGCAGAAAAGGCTTGGAACAAACTAAGCAAGCAAGACCAAGAAGAAGCTCTAAAAGCCCTACCTAATCACATCAAGTATTGGCAACTTAAAGACACAGATAAAGAATTCATTTGTCATGCTCAAACTTGGCTCAATCAGGGCAGATTTGAGGATGAAATTGATTTAGCACCAACAGTATCTAAAAAGCCACAGATTCCTTGGTATTCAAATGATGAAATGACATTAGCAAAGGGGCGTGAACTTGCGATTAATCCACATCCAGGAGAAACAATGGGGCAATACCGATCCCGTTTACAGGCATCAATGCACAGTCAGGCAACTAATTCTGTGGCGCAGAACATGGGGACTAGCTACCTTTCGCAAATATATAATAAAGACAAAATTTAGCCAGCAAGTGTGGGATGATTTTGCAGAGCAATATAAATTAGGTAATACAGCACAAGAGGGGGAATGGAAATGTCAGGATGGCTTATTGTTTTAACTGGTTGTATCTATGCTTACATAGCATTAGAACAAGGCTTTAAGGGTAATATCTCAATGATGGTGGTATATGGGGGATATTCTGTAAGCAATATTGGCTTATATTGGATGGCTAAATGAATAAAGTCTATTGGGGGGATTGTCGTGATGCAATGCGGCAAATGGCTAAAGATGGTATTAAAGTTCAATCTTGCATAACTAGCCCACCATATTACGGATTGCGTGATTATGGGCATGATGGACAAATTGGCAATGAACAAACACCAAAAGAATTTATAGATAATTTGGTTGAAGTTTTTGCTTGTGTATGGGATGTTCTTGAAGATAACGGCACTCTTTGGGTAAATCTTGGAGATAGTTATTACAATTACAGACCAGGTAAAGGTCAAAGGGTTGTAGCAAACTCCATAGCAAGTCAGAAAGCATCAGAATTTGAACATAGTGCAAAGCGTGGCAATAAATTAGAAGGCTATAAAGAAAAAGACCTTATGGGTATGCCTTGGCGTTTAGCTTTTGCTTTGCAAGATTTTGGATGGACATTAAGACAAGACATTATTTGGCATAAACCTAACCCTATGCCAGAATCAATGAAAGATCGTTGCACCAAAGCTCATGAATACATATTTTTGCTAACAAAACAGCCTAAGTATTATTTTGACAATGAAGCCATAAAAGACCCAGTTAAAGAAGATTGGGGAACAAGGGACAGAACAAATGGTAAATATCAAAATGAAGGAACAGGACTACAACCACATTCAGGATTAGAAAAATCATACGATATGGCTAATAAGCGTTCTGTCTGGTCAATTAATACAAAACCTTATTCTGGGGCGCATTTTGCAGTATTTCCACAAGAACTTGTTGAACCAATGATTTTGGCTGGTAGTAAAGTTGGTGATATTATTCTTGATCCTTTTTTTGGTAGTGGAACAACTGGGCAAGTTGCACAGAATTTAGGCAGAAAATGGATAGGTTGTGAATTAAATAAAGATTATGAATGTTTGCAAAATGAACGCCTAATGCAACAAGGATTGGAATTAATATGAGTAAAGACTATGATCCGAATGATGCGGTTGAATTTATCTTTAAAAAAGCTGGGGCGTATTCGGCGGCTCGGGGCAAGTTGGCAGAGGTCGAAGCCTTTAAGTCTAGTCTTAAAGCAATTAAGATGGCGCAATCGGGGGAATCTTCCCTTGGCGCACAAGAAAGAGAAGCATATAGAAGTGTTGAATATCAAGAGCTATGTAAGGCTATCGGGGTTGCAACAGAAGAAGTAGAGAAGCTAAGATGGGAAATAAGGGCGGCAGAAATGCGTTGGGAAACCTGGAGAACGCAACAAGCCACGAATAGACAAGTTGAAAGGATGTTGGGATGAAAGATTATTCAGAAGTGTATTTATTAATTAAAGCCAAACTTGCGCTTTACCATTCTTTAACCCTTAAAGGGCATTTTGATAAAGCTACTGATGTGGCTATTGAATTGGCTGATTTATCAATCAAACTGGAGCAATCAACTCTTGAGTATGTACCGCAACCCCAAACTACTTAAAGCAGTTGCAACCTTACCTTGCCAGAATTGCGGATTAGATGACGGAACAACAGTTGCCGCCCATTCAAATCAGCTTAGAGATGGCAAAGGTAGAGGACTTAAAGCCCATGATTATCGGGTTGCGACCTTGTGCTTTAAGTGCCATGCGGAACTCGATCAAGGATCGAAACTCAACAAATCCGAAAGGGTTGAGATGTGGGAGAGTGCATATCGTTCCACCATTGCAGAACTTTTTGAAAGGCATCTAATTGTCGTTAAATGATTTATTTCTCTATTTTGGAATAGTTATTATGCTTTTATTGCCCTTGGCAATATGGATAGCTTTATAACTCTAGATGATCTAGACCAAGGGATTTACCCACAAGGGTACATCGCCGCCTAAATTCTTTACCATGATGCAACCATTTATCACCCTTTTGCCTATGGAAAGAACAATGTACCATTTCATGCGCCAGGGTAGATAACATAGTCATGTAAAACGCACATCTAGCAGATGATATTGTGATGGTGTGTTCAAAGTCCCCACCCGTATCAAATTGATAAGTACCAAGGGCATCTGTATCGTACACAATTTGAAAATCCACTTCTTCTGGCAAAGGCATCTGCCATTTAGTGAATGGATAAGCGCAACTCAAACTAGCATAAGCATGGCGCACAATTTCTGGATTAAGTTTCATGCTAAATGTTTAAGTTTGGCATGAGGTATGCAAGTTCTAGTATCTGTGCAATATCCACCACAAGCCTTGCATTGATAGCGTTGATAAGCCCCAGTTGTTGTGTATCTAAAACCTTTACTGATTAAATGAGGTTTTGAACAAGTAGGACATACAAACCCATCACGATCCCTCATTATATTTTGATTTATTGGCGATTTAATCCAAGGCAGCAAGCGGTTATACAATTTTTCAAGTAATACTACATCCTGAATGTTGTAATCTTCCATTGTTTTCCAAGCCTTGCGGTCATTATTCATGCACTTAACCCACAGGATATGACCCTCATGCTCTTTCTTTTTGCCCAAACCTAATCTCTGGGCTACATAATCCAATTTATTACTAGGAAATCTAAACTGGCTTTTAACTACCCGCAGTAAATCAATTTGTTTAGACGGGGCTGGCGGGTGCATCTTATGAATAATAAATTCTTTGTTCAAGGTAGGCATATCAAATTTAGTGCCGTTGTAATGAACTACTGCATCAGCTTCTTCTAATAATCCATGTATGCCTTCTAGCATAGATTTAGAGGTACTTTTAAATGTAGAATCAAAGTAAACTTGTTTTTCCCCTAACCATTTAGCTGAATAGCATAAGGTATATGATGATTCTAATAGCTGGGATAATCCCACATTCTGTTGCCATATACCCCACACATGGGCTACATTAGGCGATGTTTCAATATCTAGTAGTAGAATCTTCACAATGTTCCCTTAAATCAATAAGTTATCAGATACTAACCTATATATATGGCATACGCAAAAAGAGTGGATTCTAACCAAGCAGATATTGTTAGAGCCTTTAAGAATATGGGTTGTTCAGTATTTGATAGCAGTCGTATGGCTGGCGGTTTTCCAGATTTAGTTATAGGAATTAATAAAATTACTTGCCTTGTTGAAATTAAATCGTCTGCTGTTGCCCGTTACACTTCAGCCCAAGAAGCCTTTATGCTTAATTGGCATGGTTCAACTGTTGCTAGAATAGATAGCGTTGATGCGGCAATACGCCTAGTTAATATGCTTAAAAAAGGTTAAAATAGATTATGCCTATCGTAAAGAAAACTGATGGATGGTATTGGGGAAAATCTGGACCATTCCCAACTAAGACTAAAGCCTTACAAATAGGTCAAGCCGCCCATGCAAACGGATTTAAGGAATCAGAAATGGATAAAAATCTTATTGGTGAATTTGTAGGAACATTGCTACATTCAGCCACCATTGTTCACTTTATGCATTTACAGACACAATCCTATTCTGTTCATAAAGCACTTCAAAAATACTATGAGAGCATTGTGGATGCCGCAGATACAGTAGCAGAATCCATACAGGGATCGGCTGGTGAGCTAATTGCTCCATATCCAGCTATGTTTGGTAATCCAGAAGTAGCCCCTTTAGATTATTTAAAATCTATTAGGGACTATGTAACAGTTGCCCGAAAAGACATATTTCCCGAATATAGCAACATTCAAAATGAAATAGATGCAGTAATGACCTTATTAGATAGCACCATATATAGGCTTACATTCCTTAAATAAGCGTTGCGCCCAAACAACACATACCAGCTGTAATAAACAAGATAAGATAGTGACAATATGCCAACAATACCTAAGCTCACTAAGTGCTTAACATTAGGATGTAGAGAAGAACGCAGTAAGTTCAATGCTTACTGTATGGGTCATGGTGGTAGAGATACATTCGATCATCGCCGATACAACACAAGCAATAAGCGTAAGGATGCTATTGAGAAATATCAAGCAATTCAATGGCGTAAGCTCAGACAGATACAATTAAGTAAGCATCCATTATGTGCTGCCTGTCTATCTGAAGGGTGCATAACCCAAGCATTGCATATAGATCATCTATTCCCCTGGTCACAGTTAGGAGAAGATGCGTTCTATATCAACATCTTTCAATCCTTATGCCATTCATGCCACAGTATTAAGACCACATTAGAACAGCGTGATATATACAGGCACTATGGCATACCTAATAAGGACTACAAGATAAGGGATTACTCAAGTGTCATGGTGCTATATGAAAGAATATAAAAGGGCTTAGGCAAGCGATTAAGGGCATTGTTGAGCCATCCTATGC